GACCCCAGATCCTTGTAGCTGTATAACAAAGTCCATGGAAAAGAAACACATGGACCTCCTTTCTTCTCCTGCTCCTTCTCTTCCATCCGATTACCTCGTACATTGCCGACAGATCGTCGGCCGGATATTCCCGAAAAACTGGGATATCAATTATGAGGGTCACTGCAGAACGTCATCTCTCCCCCTCTCGTCTTGCATCGAATCCCCGCGCTCAAAATTCGGAGTCGCGGGACGCAAGCCATTCACGAGAGAAGAATATCTAAAGGCTACTGTGGACGGAACTTCTTTCACCGCTCCACCTTCTCATGTAAAATTCTCGGTCATTGTTGGAAATGGTAAATCTAGGGGTATCACTATTACTCACGCGGAGCATAGTCTCTTGCGTCCCCTGCATAAAACTATTTACGACCACCTCTCCCATCAACCATGGGTAGTGCGAGGTGACGTGACCACGAGACACTGCGCAAAGTTATCCAATGACCCACTCATTATCTCCGGAGACTATGAAAGCGCAACCGATAATCTCAATCTTGAAGTAGCAAAAACGATATTACATCAGATCCTTCTAACCGCCTCTTCAGTACCCGGCCCAATTGTGCAACTCGCGAAGGATAGTTTGCAATGCTTGATCGAATATTCTGATCGAAGTGTAAAGCAACTACGCGGCCAATTAATGGGCAATTTGCTCTCGTTTCCTTTATTATGCCTCCAAAACTATATCGCTTTACAATATTTACTCCCAGGCAAACGATGCCTTATTAATGGGGACGATATAGTTTTCCGGGGTTCCAGAGCTGAGTTTAAGAAATGGTCTTGCGGTTTAGAAGCCCTGGGTCTCAAATTATCAACTGGAAAGACCCTAGTTGATGCTAACGTTTTATCCCTGAACAGCACTTATTTTGTTAAAGATAAAAAAGAAAGATTTTCCTTATTACCTGTTGCTAGATTCGGGATGTTAGCTCCGACCCCATCAGATTACGGTCCAAGCGTCATGGCCGCTAATCTCAAATACTTCCTTCTACCCTTCTCTCATTCGAAATTACGACGCCGTGCCGAGAAATGTTATGTGGCGTCCCACAGAAAATTGCTCCTACGTTGCGGAAGAAGTCTCCTTTTGAAATTCCCTCTCGGATTGGGAATGAGCATTACAGAACTGACCCTAAAAGAACTGGGCCTGTATGCACGAGAACTTTGCTTCATGCACGTACGTAAAGAAACTAAAAATATCCCGACGATCCCCCTTATTCCGAGGACTAATAATTATCGAACGCCTAAGGGGTGGCGTACGGAAGAGACCCTTGACAAAGAGCAAGCACGCTTATCTGAAGAAATGTTCCAGAAAGCCTGTGTGGAAAACAAGTGGTCTACTGATCCCATCAAAGAGAAGGATGCTTGGAAGCAATATTGGAAGGACATCAAAGTCGCTTCACTTAGTCATGTAATTACACGTTACTTTTCGTTTCAAAATAACGAACGAAATAGGACGAAGACAAGTGGAGATGGATCTATGTCGGCCTACGAAATACAGAGGCGACAATATACCCAGTGGGGTTCGAAGAACGACTCCTCTTGGAAGAAATACGTGAGGGCGATGCAGTTTAATAACTCGAGTACGAAACGTGCTTTGAAACGAGTTAACTGTGAAGCAAGCCACGTATATTACAGACTTTGGATCCCTCCCTCACCCCACAAAACCAAACCTCAAATCCCGGTACCTGCCGGTGCGCGGCTCACCAAAACAGCCTTTGAAATCGTCGAAAACGAACTTCTCCGTTCTAATGATGTAATTTCCATATGGAAAAAATATGAAAATCAGACCTCAGAAGGTCTTGGATTTACTCATTTTACGGTAGAAGACGGAGTTTCGGAGTGTGATTCTGATGAATGGCAACCAAAATCGAAGGTCTGTCATTGTATCCCTCCGCCTTAGAGACGATACGTTACCCCCTCAACGCCTAGGAGAAAACCTAGCCGGTCGCGAAGACCGAAAATGACGTATTTATAGGGCTCTGTACCATTTATGGATCAACCCTTAACCCGTAGGGAGAGCGTACCCATTAAAAGCGCAAAAATCAAATACCACTCATTGAAGATGTCGGTACTTCTGAAACACCGTGTGCCCCAACAAAATTTACCCAACGATTGTCAGATAAACAGTGCAG